TCGGGGATCGACATCTTCGGACGCATGGTTGAAGTCCCCGGATAGAAGACTTCCGGGTTGAACGAATGTGGCGCATAGAAGACGCGATCACGATTCAAGCCCGAATCGAGAAGTGCCTTCTCGCCCGAGCGCGACATTGCGACCGCCCACTTGCGACCCGGGCGATTGAAGAAGTTCCGCACCTCATCGGGCGGGAGTGGGCCGTGATCCACCGGGGTCCACGATAGAAGCGGGAGCTCGTCCCACTGTGGGGCCTTGTAGACCCAGACATCGAATAGGGTGATGCCCAGTCCGTTCCCATCCTTGCCAATCCAGTCCGCGATCTGCGCCGGAGTGAGGTCGTTGGAATATCCGTCGATACCTTGCGGCATCACCGGAATCCCGTTCCATTCAATCGTTGAACCTCCGAGGCCGTAGTTGGCCTGGATCGAGACTTCGTGTCCCGCCTCCTTCAACTTCGGAACGACCTCCGCCGTCATTGATCCATATCCCGTACCGCACCAGGGCGCATTTGATGTCCACGCGATTCGCATTCTTGAACCTCCAACTCTTGCCGCCAAATAGAACGGACCCCCCTGGCGAACCAGAGGGGTCCGTTCGTTGCGAGTTTACCCGAAGGCTCACTCGCCCGCTAGTCCTGGGATCACGTCGCGGCGGATACCAGGATTCGACCGGCGTTCGTGTCCGGAAGGTTCGCGTCGAAGTGGTACATGGTGCGAATGCCGATCGAGTTCAACTCGAAGTAGCGATCTGCACTCTGGGCCACTTCAACTCCACCCGCCTCGCGGATGTAATACGAAGGCTCGTGAAGAAGAGCAACGCTCTTCGATGCGTTGGCGACGGCCGCCATGTTCACGTTCTCCTTGAGACGGAATCCCATGAGGGTTTCCGGCTGTCCGGCTACGAGAGCCGGCTGAAGAATGAACTGGCCGGTGGTGTCTTGCAACTGGCGGATCTTCGTGAGTGCGCCGGTTGAGACGTGCCATGCCGTGTTCGGGTTCCTATAGGAAGGCGCGAGTGCGTAGACAAGCGCGGCCAAGTCCGTTGCCGAGAAGAACGTTGCGGCGACCGCGGCCGTTCCACCCTTGACGGCGGTGGTCGTCTTTGACGCGGCGTTGAGTGCGGTGATGAAACCGGTTGGCTCCACCGTACCCGTTCCGAGCGTACAACCAAGTTGAAGCCAGCCGAGTCCACCAACTCGCGTGAAGCGAGCGTGAGGGTCGCGGCGTTGAATGCACCGAGCGTGATGCTCGAGAACACTGGGTCGGCGGCCGTGATGGTTCCACCCTGGCCCACGAAGGCGGCGGCCGGAGCCGTGCCCGCTACAACTGGAATAGTCAAGTTTCGAATGTCCGTTGTTCGGATCTTCGATGCACCTTCATAGACGACGTTGCCCTCAACTAGGGCTTCGACTACGAAGTCCGCGAACGAGACCGGAGTGGTCGCGGTTGCGGTTGCAAGTGCGCGAAGATCGAACCTTGCCGAACGCTTCTCGCCGGCAAGCACGGCGCGGAGAAGATCCGCGTCGTTGTCAATCGTCTTCCCGGTGGCGACTTCAACAGTCTCCGCGAGGGCGGCGATCTTCACGGCGCGATCTTCGGACTTCTGAATGTCCTCAATCTTCGCCAACTTTGCATTCATCGACTCGTTGAGTCGGGCGTACTGTCCCTCCTCTTCGGCCGATAGATCTCGTGCTTCACCCGCGGCGCGCTCAACAAGACCCTTTGCGGCCTCGAAGTCCACGCGATACGCGGTGTGGAGCGTGTTGAGTAGAGCCTTGCTCATCATCAAACTCCTTTGCCCATGGTGGGCGATTATCCCGCCCGGTGGTGCGCTCCCGCGAAGTCCGCGCGCGCCCTTGCGATCTGGGACGGCTATCGTACCGCGCGGCGGGCGAGTTCGATCTGTCGCTCGCGGATTGCACGTGGTACGGCGTGCGGGATCTCGATTTCGATCTTGATGGAATCGTTGTGATATGGGTCCTCGGCCGCGGCGGGATCAATCGGCATCTCTTCCATCGGAGCCTCTTCCGGCGGTAGCTCATCCATAGGAGCGTCCTCGGCGGCGGCCTCGGCGATGACGGCATCGGCGGCCGCGACGACGAGGGCGATCTCCTCGGATGATGCGTCGCCCGCCTTCACCGCGGCGACGGCGGCGACGAGTGTTGGGACAACAATCCCCGCGTCGGACGCGAGGGACTTCTTCTCAATGGGTTCAATCTCCACGGGAACCTCCTTGGCGGGTTCGTCTTTCTTTGGTTCCACCGGCGCGTCGCCAGGGAACTTGGTTGGAACACCTTCAACATCGCGTGATGATGCGGCGATGGCGGAGGCCAGGATCGCGGCGTGATCCTGGGTGGCTTCGCCCGCGAGTAGCGCGGCTACCGCGTCGCGAAGTTTGTCCGTGTCCACCCCGGCCTTCGCCGCAAGTCCGCGAACGGAGACGAGGGAGACTGTGCCGGGATAATACGGCGCGAGTCCCGTGAGAGCGGACACCTCGACGAGTTTCACGTCGCGAAGTTCCCGGACCCCATCTTGGTTCACTTTATTTGCGGCGGTGTTCCAGAAGCCGAATGACATCCCGAGGCTATTCCCCATCGACTTCACGATAGCCGCGAGGTCGCGGTGGAATGAAATCTCTGGGTTGAGCTTGATCTTGGCGAGGAGACCCTTCGCATCGGCGCGGAGCGATAGTGTTCCCGACTTCGTTGTTCCGAGTAGGAGTTTCGGATCGTGATCTTGATAGGCGCGCACGTCCCACTCACCGCGATCAACGGCGGAGAGGGAACGATTGAACGCGGTGGACTTGACGATCTCGGGAACCGTCCCGTCCGCGGATGGTGAGTCCCATAGCGCGGCGTAGCCCTCGAACTCCATCCCAGTTGCATCAACGGCGCGAAGTTCAACCTTCGCGGTTCGGAACTCGATTCCCATCTTGTCCTCAACGCTACGGGCCGCGCTTGAATCGTCGGCCTCTCGGATGATACTCGCCGCCCAGTCCCGACCGGCATCTCCTCCCCATAGTCCCCACGCGACGCGTCCGGCGGATGGGAAGCCGTCTTCTCCGCGGTTGAATCCTTCGGCTTGCTTGTCGATCTCATGGCGTGCGAAGAATGACGACATCCGGCGCACGGTGTCGATTGGAAGATTCTTTCCGGCGGCGATGTCGCGAGCGCGGGCCACTCCAACGAGCGTCCCGCCGCGGTTGAACTCGCGTCGCCATTCCAACGCCTGTTCCGCCTCGGATATCATCGCCTGGGTTGGGGCGTACCCGTTCGGATCAATGGCCACTAGATGTCCACCGCGAAGTCGTAAACGTGAAGCGTTGTCGTTCCACTATCCACCACCGCGTGTAGGATGTCGCCGTCCGTGATCTTCAACAATAGAGGCGGGTCGGTATTCTCCAAGTGGAACCCGTTCGCCGTTGATACGTCCGCACCGCCAATGTAGACCTTCTTCGCGGAGAAGTTCCCAACGGTGAGTTCGTGAACCGTACCAGGCGCGGCCGTTCCAATCGCGACCGCGGCCGTTCCGATGGTGATCACGCGGACTTCATAGCGTGGCACTTATAGCCTCGCGATGCGCTTGGCCTCGGCGGGGTCCATCCCCGCCCCAATGAGTAGCGCGTAGATGTCCGCCTTCTGGCGTGCGCCCGCAAGTACCGCGTCCGCTTGGTTGAGCGGCTGTCGATACGCGGAGGCGGCGGGATCATCGATTGGCGATAGGTCTTCGATCTTGCGAATGTCCGCGATTGATTCCCAGCCTTCTTGGACGGCGATGCGGTGTGCTTCATAGCGATCTCGTAGGTTGCCCCGAAGTAGCGCATCCATTGACAATCGAACGAACGCATCCGGGAGCGGGATGAGTGTGGACAATGCACGTTCAATCTTCTCCGCGAGTGGGCGGAGCGTGTACGAGATGAACGCCGCGTTGAGCTCGGACACGGACGAGAACGACATCGAGCCGGGTGTCGTCATCGCGAGGAGGGCGGGAGGGACTCGGAAGATACGAGCGATCTCGGCCACTCCGAACTCTCGGGACGATAGGAGTTGCGCGTCCTCTGGTCGGAACGACAACGCCTTCCATGACGCACCGCCACTCAACACCCCGACGGAGTACGAGTTGGAACCCGTGTGCGCTCGTGCCCACCCTTCCTTCAAGTTTCGGATCTGTTCGGCCGTGAGTGGTTCGGTGGTCTCAATCACGCCCGCGGGGGTGGACGCGGACGAGAAAAAGTTGGACGCGGATTCTTCCAATGTGATTCCAAGTCCGATCGTTCGTCGAAGTGCTTCGATTGGATTGATGCCGCGATCGTGCCCAGGGAATCGAATGAGTGGGATGTGTAGAACCGTGTCGGGGCCGAACGATACGCCGTTCACGTGTTCACCCGTTCGGACGACGTAGCGAACCTCCGCGCCAGTTCGAACGATCTCCACGGACTGGGGTGGGAGGACGCGGACTTCCAACGGCTCCAACGTCTGGGGGTCTTTCGGCGCGTACACGAACGCGTTCCCGTTCACGTAGAGCGAGACGACAATCTCGGAGAGCACCGATTGAATGCCAATCGCCGGCTCCGATGCGAGTGGCGTGATCAACCATGCCGGCTTCGAACCTCCGGGGCGATATGGCCGGCGTTGGCCGTTGTCTCGAACGTAGGAGTCGATAGGCATCGTCGAGATGAGGTCGGATAGGAGAGTGATGCAAGACCACGCCGAGGCGAGACCGATCGTGGATTTCTCATCAACGCGCGTTCCGCCGAA